ACTTAACTTATGTTATTTTAGCTATATGAAAAAAAAATGTAGATTTTGTAAAGACAAAACTGAAGATTATAAAAAAATTAATAAAATTAAAGTTTTTTTGTGCAGTACAAATTGTGAGATAAATTATGTATTGAAAAGGTTTTTACATAAAAATTATAAATATAATAACAATCAAGGTAATGTAAGTTTTATTTTACCTAAAATAGGTGGTAGGTCAAAAAGTTTGAAAGGATGGTTGGAGTGAAAACAATAACAACAACATTAAGAGCAGAATACGATAGTTTGCCAAATGAAATTAAAGAGAAGATAAGCTATGGCGACTATTGTAATGACCCAAATATTAAAAGATTTATTGAAACAGCAAAAAGTATAGCCATAGGCAGAATGGAAATAGCTATACAAAGAAAGAAAGGAAATTTCAGAAATTAAGGTAATCTATATGATTGAAGCATTAATAGTTTTAGAAGTGATTGCGTTGGTTATTTACTTAAATAAATAATTAACATTTTAAATCAGCTATGGGTCTAAGTTCTTTTATATCCACTCTATAAGCAGGGGGTCTATTAGGATAGCCAAAATTAGTGAGTCTGTCCGGTTCTTCCATAGTAAATGGATACCAACCTATAAGACTAAATTCAAAATTACCCTCATCAATAACAAGGACATATTTAGCTTTCTTTTCGTTAGGTCTTATCAAAAGAAAGTTATTAGGTTTTCTTTTCTGTGATCTTATTTCAATGCCTTTTTGCATATCGGTGTCAGTATATCTTGAATATTTATCAGAGTAAGATCCGTTAAAGTATTGATTTTGTGATTTAGCAAAAGCCAACTCTGCACAAGCACCCATAATTCCTAGTGATAAAGTCTTTTCATCTGATCCTTTATAGCCATAAGAGAAGCTCTTACCCATTTTAAGGTTTTCTATAAATCTTCTTATGGCAACATCTGCTGCCATTTGTATTTCAAAAGGTTCTAGTTTTATTTTCATATCCAATCTATTGTAGGTTTTCCGTTATAATTAACATCATATATAAACCAACCAAAAGCCATTAATCCACCAGCTAATTTTTGAGTTGATTCCTTTTTAAATGGAACTCTCCTTGTAAAGATTAAAACTTTTTCTAATTTGTTTTTATTAAATATAAGTTCTCTTCTTTTAACTCCCTCTAAATAAGAAATTTTAGAAAGCATTACTACTTTTTTTTTTGGCTAATTCAAAAGATTTTAATGTAAATTCAGTAGCAAGATTGAAAGGAGGATTTGTTACAATATTATCTACTTGTTTAGTAGATTTTAAAAAGTCTATTCCTGTTTCTCCGTAACCTCTATCAATTAAATCCGAACTATAAACATTGTAACCATTATCAATCATAACTTTTGACATAGCACCATTTCCACAGGCACATTCATAAATATTACCATCAAATTTTTGCCTATCTAAAAGAGCTTGAGTTGCATTTTTAGGAGTTGGGTAAAAATCATCTTTTTCTCTATCTCCTTTACTGTTATGTCCTACATAAGCTAAAGCATTTTCTTTTTTCATTTTATTCCTTTCATCTGTTGAATATAGTTCTCCAAGTCCAGGATCTTAACATAGATATTACAGTAAATATAATGGCTATGTTAAAACTGTCTAAAAGTGTTGGGTGTAAGTCAAAAAAAGGAAAGATATATAATTGAATAAGTGTAGATAATAACAATCCACTTCCAACATCAATCATAGTTTCTATTAAGTTTCTAAAATTCGTCTTTTTCTTCATTATTAAATTCTTTCTGTTCATCTGATTCTTTTTTATCTAAATATTTACCTACATTATCAATTTTCTTTTTCCATATTTTTAAAGAATAACAATCAGCACAAAGTCTTTTATTACCTAATTCCAATAATCCAGGCATACAACATTGGCTGCACTCTTTAACTTTCTCTCCCATTTCCCTTTTCCAACTGTAAATCATCAATATAAATCATTTAAAAATTTTCTAAGTCTAGGGTTTTGCTTAAATAAAGTATAAAACTCTTCGGCAAGTATGGCTGTTTTTTCTTCCCCTATCTTAATAATTTCTTTCTTATTAGTTACGGCTATAATGTGCCAAAGCTCATGGAATATAGTTTTAGCTAAAATTTTCTTGTTTAGATCGTTTCTAATGTGAAGTGTTAAGTAATTTGGATCATAGACAGCAAAACAATCATCAAGTTTACACCAATAAACTTTAATCTTTTTACTTTTATATTTAATCTGATGAATTTTCTGCATCTACTATTGCTTTCCCTATTTCATAAGCTATTTGTGGCACAATACTATTACCTAAAGATTTTATTCTGTTGACTTTATCTTTGTCCAATTCATAGGATACCCCATCAGGAACTCCACAAAGTTCGGATTCAATCTCCCACCAAGTTTTTTTGCATTGTACTCCTGGTGAATTTGTTGCCCTAAATTGCTTTTTCCCCTGTCTGTTAATGCTGCTCTTGAGTCTTGAGCTTTTGGTGTGCCATAGATTTTGTGAACTGCATCTTTCAACTTCACTCCAAACCTCACTCCTTTTTTGTTCTTTCGGCTGAAACTCCCATTGTTGATTTCTACATTCTTCACTACTCCTCCCTCCATTTCGCAACTTCTTGGTGTTGGAAATAATATTTGATCTGCTAGAGCTATTGATCCCCTTTTCACCCTGTGTTTGTTTCCCCCTATATTGTTTATTCCTATTCTTGAATCCTGAGTTGTTGGAGTTTGATAAATTACATCCGATAATCCAGACTCTCTTTCTTTGATGCCAAGCACCGATGCCTGAAGCTGGAATAATAAGACATTGGACTTGGAAACCTTCTTTTTCCAAATCTTTTTGTATCTGTTGCAAGACTTCACCATTGAGATGTTAATAAGACCCTCAACATTTTCGCCAACGAACCATTTTGGTTTGCACTCTCTGACAACTCTAATAGTTTCATCCCATAAATATCGGTCATCATCTGTTCCTCTTCTTTTTCCTGCGATTGAGAATGGTTGGCAGGGAAATCCTCCTGAAACAATGTCGGCTGTGTATCTTTGTCCTTTAACATTTCTTATATCCTCCTCTATAGGTATATTTTTAAAATTTTTATTTAATACTTTTTGGCAAAATTTATCCTTTTCTACAAATCCAATGGTTTTGATTCGTTTTGTAGCTTCCATACCTAGTGAAAAACCACCAATACCACTAAATAAATCTAATAATTTAAGCATTATTGATTTGTTTATAATTGTTTATATAATAATTGCAAATTATTTGTATAGGGTATTGACATAGTTTGTATATTTTAATAAAACAAATCAATGCTGATGAAAATCGGAAAAGAATGGAAAGGGATAGAAGAGGGGGGTTGCTTCTCTGCAACACACTTATCTCCCTCTCAAATTAATAAGCCAGTTGACCAATGGTTTTACGACTATTGTGTTCTTAATGCAGAACAGAGAAAAAAACTCCCCCCTAATATGAAGATGATTTTTGGTGGAATAGTAGGAACTGCTATCCAAGATATGATTGTTCATAAATTAACAGTAAAAGAAGTAATGAAAGGCAAAAAGTGAAATCAATATTTATAGGTATAATGTTTTTAATTTTAGTAGGTTGCAGCCACTCAGTTAAGATTGGCAAAAAATGTACTCCAGGTCATCAAGAATGGAGCTATGTTTGGATTGTAGAAAACAATGGCGACAACATAAGTAAAGAAAACTGTAAGAAAGGTAAGTAATGGCGGATCTAGGATATAACCCAATGAAAATGGAACTAGAGCATTTAAAAAGAGATTTAGATGAAGCTAGAAGAATAAACCAAACTCATCAAATGATGAATGGTAAGTTACACTTAGAAATCAATAATCTTAAATTTAGTGAAAAGAAATTAAAGAATAGAGTTATTGAATTAGAGAAAATAATCAAAGAAAAGGAAACCAATGAACCAAACAACACCCAAGACGAAGACGAAACCATCAACTAGAGAAGAAACCTCTAAAGGTTCTTTTAAAGAAAGATACGCTGAATGTATCAAGAATTTAAAAATTGTACCTACAGTAAGTATAAAAGGTAAAGCGTATTCTACAGTTGCTGAAAGACACAGGCATTTAAAAAAATACTTTCCTGAGTCTAAAATAGATGAAGCATTATTATTCCATGATACGGAAAGAGTTATTATAAAAACAACTTTATATATAGCTGATCAACCTTATGCTTCCGGTCATGCAGAAGAATTTAGAAACGCATCTTTTATAAATAAAACAAGTGCAGTTGAGAATTGTGCTAGTTCAGCTTTAGGTAGATGTTTAGCTGCATTCGGATTACATGGTTCAGAATATGCAAGTGCAGATGAGTTAACAGTTGCTTTATTAAGTCAAGGTCAAAGCAAATCACAAGTTTCAATCAAAGATAAAATCAATCAACAAACGACAGAGACAAAGTTGAATAAACTTTATTCAGATTGGGAAAAGGAAAATGACACAATCAAGGAGTCATTTAAAAGTAAACAGAAAAGCATAAAAACCAACGGAGGACAAAATGCAAAAAACTGGTAAAGAAAAAGATTGGGTATTATTTCCTTATGATCCCAACCATGAAATGTCTGTTAAAATAGATTTTTCAGGTAATATGAAATTAGCTAATGGAGTTAAAGGAACTATCCTAGCTAGTAAAGGAACTTCAAAAGATGGCAATACTAAGTTTGTTAGATTGTTTAAACAAGTAGGAGTTTTGTTTAAAGGTGATGAAGGCAAATTTACAGGAGATATAACTGATGTAGAAATTGGTGGTAAGAAAGCTCTTGTAGGTTGGTTAAATGATAAATCTGATAAACCAAATATTTCAGGTTATGCCAATGAACCTGGTGTTAAAGCACCTAATAAGGAAGAAAAATTATCATTCTAATGAATGTAATAGTCATCATAATGCACCTTGTTAATGGATCAGTAGCTGAAGCAACACTATCAGTTACTGCTCCAAAGGTATTTTGTAATGAAGCAATAAAACAAGTAGCCGTATTGAGTACAGAAAAAAGCACAATAACTTATAAAGGTAATAGAGTTTTTCTTTATTACTGCAAAGATAAAAAAGGAAACAATGTCAGATAAAATTACACACTTAAATAAATTAACTAAAGAATTAGAAAAATTATTAAACGATAAACAAGCTCAGTATGGAAGTTTTGATAACACTTCTTTTGCTATGAAAGGTATTCTGGAGGGTATTTTAGCTGCACATAATGGATATAAAGTAAGAGTTCCTAACAATATTTTTGGTTGCTTTATGCAGTTTGTTAAGATTTGGAGAACAATTAGTAACCCAACATATAAAAAAGATACTTACGATGATGTTAATGGTTATAACGAATTAAATAGAAGATTAAAAATAAAGGAAATGGAAAATGACAAATAAAGTACCCATGACACCAGTAATGTTAAAACTATTGAATTTTATTAGAAAATATGTCAAAAAGAACAAATACTATCCAACATTTCAAGAAATGACGGATGGTTTAAATTATAGATCTAAAAATTCTATAACAGTATTGGTAGATAGATTAGTAAAAAGAAACGAACTTAAAAAGCTAAATGGTTACAGGAGGAACATTGAACTCAACGACTAATAAGACTTTTAAAATATTATCAATTTTAAAAAAGTGTAGAGAAAAAGGTAAGTACGACTTAGCTATAAAACTAATCAATAAATACAATATTAATAAAAGAAAACTTCAAGAAAACTATTATGATTAAAGTTGAAAAAACAAGTTTAATAGAAATGAATGTTGAATTTAAAGAAATTTTTGATGGTGCTACAATAGAAGAAGCTACACAAAAAGCACACAATCAGAAATCGCCTAAAGATGACGCAAAAGTAAATATCGCAAGTCAGCGTTTCCTTAGTGCGAAAAT